ACGCGCATCCCCGTTGAAAAGGATGACGTGACGAAATCAGATCCAACGCCGCCGGTAGTCATGGAGATCCCTGTCGCAACGACGGCAAGCGACGTGTTATCGACATTCCCGATATTTGTCGCCTCGGTAGCCGCTCGTAAAACTTGAATTCCCTGGCTTTCGATTGCCATAACATACCTCCTTTAAGCCGTAGTATAGGACACGGCCCCGGTGATTTCAACGGTGATGCTACCCGTAACTACGTTGTCAACCCCGCCCTGGATGGAGAAGCCGGTCACATACCCCTTGAAATTTATTTTCGTCGTTGAACTGTCGTTCAAGTCAATAGTTAAGCATCTCTTCGTCCTGGTTGCCCTGTCGTCTCGCATGTGGTTCTGCCCCGATGAAGAGGTAAGCAGATTGACCTCAATACTGCACTGACCCTCATCCCGTAACCCCATCATTTTTTCTTTCGCGGTTGAAAGCATGTGGGTGACATCAATCACGTTCGCCGACCCCGACGGGCCGCTGAAAGATTTCACGTCTCCAATCGCGCACTGAGACGCCGTTGAGAGCGATGTGGTCGTGCTCCAAAACAACCCTATTCCTTGACTTTCGATAGGCATTTTTCATTTCCTCCTTATGACGATTTTGACCAACAAGAAAAATCCATGCTGATCCGGTAAAGTCCAATATCCTGCTCTGATAAATCCATATCGGAAATTAGCAGAGCTTTAAAGTTCGGTGCCGCTTCCATCGCGGAATGCACCGCCGTTGACAAATCCTTCGCGGCGTCGTATGAAGTCGCCCAACAATCAATTTGAATCCGGGGATTCTCTTCCCCGGCATATCCGGTGAGGGTGTTCACCCGATAGCCAGAAACCCGGCTGTAGCTCAAGGATGGGAAGGCGGCACCCTCGGGAACGTGTTCGGGGAACACCCTCGTAGTCTTTGCTGTTATAAGAGTGCATGTCGAAAAATGAGCAACAATCTTCTTTTCTACCATTACAATCTCACCGTTTCCGCCGTGATAATAAGTTCCACATTCATTCCCCGGACGTTTTCAACGTGCGTGATCCGGTACGTCTGGCTGTTGTGAATCAGTTGCATATCCGGGGCGATTCCTACGACATACCGAATCATAAACCTGATAGAATCCTTATTTGCCTCAACCGGACCTATGATGTCCCGGCCTACCGTGTTCGGTAGGATTTTTGCGTAGGCATTTGCAAGATAATCCGACCATGTGCGCGTGGCCCCGTAAGCGGTCGTGGAGGCCGTCTGCGCCTTTATCGTTATCTTGTGTCTCATTTCGCCCGCGTTAATCATAATGAAAACTCGATAATTCTAAACGGGTCCAGTAACCCGTCAACGAAATCCCGGCCCATTGGATTCATCATGGTTCCGGTGATAAATGCCTCGCGCTGTCCGTAATATCCTGCGGCCTTCATTTTGATCCAGTCACGCACAGGTTGAGGACAAATCGAATTATTTCCAGCCTTGTAGGAAATAGTGATCGCATCCGGGCGGTCTATGGCATCATCCGGCCATTCGTTTCCATAGGACGGATGCACCCTTCCCGGTTCGGATTTATAGTCAACAGTGATCGCGCTCGCGGGGATGGTCGTTGTCAGTCCATCGGTCGTATTGTAATAGGTGATGGTTAAATCTCCCGCCGTAGTCGAAATTGGAGGGCGCGGAAGTTTGATTGATCCGGTGGCTTCACACGGAAAGGCGTCAAGAACAATCTCATAAGTATGGTTGACGAACGAGCGTTTACACTTCTCCTCCGCGATCTCACGCGCTCCCGCGATCATTGCGGAGATCATCGCATCCTCAGAGGTGTCAGAGGTGGGCAACCCGAAACGCATCCAGACTTTTTGCTCTGCAAGGGTAACGGGTTCCGTGCTTTCTGTGGCTGTGCAACGGAATATCATCGCGTCCCCCTATCAAAAATAGTCCCATACGATTTCGAGGCCCCATGTCTTGTAGGAGCTGGCATCATTTAGCCAGGCGCAATGTAATTTGTCGTTGTGCTTGAGATGCACTGGCGCGTCTGGCCTGAATACATAATCCTGTACGGATGTCATGAGCTGGGAACATATTTTTGCATTGAACACGGACGCGGTATCACCGCTCGAAAGGATGTTTGCCGCAAATGATTCAGCTCCCGTTGCCGATCCCGTACTAAGATGCAACCGAACTTCATAGACGTTCCAATCAATCCCCAAGCTGGAATCGAGCGTGACATTTATGACGCTGCTCCCGGTCTCCTTATAATGCTGTTTACTCATGTCTTTTTCCCCCGAGGTGGCCGGCCTACCCTCCGCTCCGGCGGTTGTTCAATCGCTCGTTCGACTACGCGGCCACTCACCGGCACCGCGTTTCCTTCGGCAAGATGACGCCCGCCTTCCATCTCACCGATTTCTATCTCATCACCGGCCTTGACGCGGAGGCCTGTTTCCTGATTCACTTCATCTTTTACAAATCTCAGTTTCATAGCGTCAATCCCATATCTTGTTGACTTCTTTGACGGCCATGATTGCGCCGACATACTGATTGATCTGGGTCTTTGTGTGCTCGTGCTGCTGTTCCGCCGTCGCCTTGCGCTGCTCCATACTCATAAGCATATTGGAGATTTTCTTATCCCATTTCGACTTTTCCGTCTCCCCGAAGCCATAAAGGAATCGCGTTTTCAGAAGGTCCGCTTCATCGGGGATGTAAACCTTGATCCCCATCCCTTCGGCGATACCGAGGAAATATTCACAGGAAGGTCTTTGAAAAAAATATTCCGTCGAAACAGCCATATCCACGCCGTAAACATGAATCTCCTGAAAGCCCTCATAGATCGCAAGTGCGAGCATCCAGGAAATCGTGTTTGTGAAATACTGACGCGGGAATCGCGCCAGGACTTCCTTTAAGGGGTAGGGAACTGATCCGGGAATGGCATCCCAATGCTTCTGCATGTAGACAGGACAGTCCATCTTTGCAAGCCGGCCGATGTAATCCTGTAGCGGTTGCCCCCTGAAATTGTCCGACCATTCGTAAGTGCCCTTTTTGAGATCAGGATTCATCCGCCTGAACCATTTTTGCTTGATCGTGTCGAACATGACGGAATGGATTTCAAACCATCGTGTCCATGAGGGGATATGCAGATAGAGGTTGTTTACCCCCCATATTTCCCATTGCGGGTCGTTAAAGGGAGCTTGTGACTTTGTTTCCGCACATCCGACGATAGCGCACTTTTTGACATCCCCAGGCACGACTTTTCGCGCCTTTCCGCTCCCTGGTATCTCTACCGCTTTTGTCCCTGTACTCATTTGCCTTCCTCCTATTTGATTGAAAGTGGGCGGGCCGTTTAAGACCCGCCCCCGTTATGCGTTAGGTTGCGTGTAACGTGCTCAAACTCTGGAACTCTTTCGTCGGGGTGTATGCCGAAGGTTCCCTGAGAACCATCGCGCACATCGGCATAGCAGATCCGGCCGCCGCCGTCGCTTCGCAAACGACCCGGAACCCCTTGGCGCTGGAATTCGTGGAAATCAGATCGGCAACGGTGAAGTCGATCATGCCCTGGGAGTAGCGGTTATATGCCATGATGCAGTTCGTGGCGCTCATGGCACTGGATGCGTAGGTCGTGATGCAGGTAGCCAGTGCTACGTCAGCCCCGGCACCGTAATCCTTCATCGCGCAATGAATCTTGACACCCTCGCCAGCGGTAGCCATAACCGTGCTCCAAGTCGTGTCCAGTTCCGTGCATCGATCGCGGATAACGGTGGCCAGAGAAAGACCAGCCGCCTTCCCGTCCGTAACAGTCGTGGACCCAAGGAAGGTCAGTGCCGTCCCATCTGCGGCTGTTCCGGCAAGCAAGGTTCGGGAGTTCACTACTACGTTGTTAAGGGTCGCAAATGCCGCCGTTGCATGAACCAAAATCGAAAACTCTTTCACGTCCCGGAGCGTCCCAACCGTGGAAACACCCATCGTGATTGAAGATCCGGTGAGCGGAGACGATGCGGTCGTCACGGCAACCGTGTCAGATTCGACAGGTACAATATGGACCCGATAAGGCTGGGCGACCGTTGAAAGTCCGGTTCCCTCGCCTACGATGATGGCCGCTTTTTCATAGCCCGCCATTGAGAAGTAGCGCGAAATTGCGACGGAACTATTCGCCCCGACATGCGCCACATCAACCTTGATTTTTTCGCTGAACAATCCGTTCATAGTTTTTCCTCCTTTTCCGTTAATCGGTTACTTCAACACGACAAACGGGCTGATTGTGTTGCTGGAAGAGCCTTCCAGGGGAATTTTTTCGTTAAGCCACGGCTTGCCGTCAACCGAGAAAATGGCTTTGAAAACCGTCTTGTTTGAGGTGAAGAGAAAATCGCTCGAAAGCGCGATCTTGATCCCCATACCGTCTTTGAGCAGGTAATACTTCGGATCGACAAGGATCAAGTCGCCCTCAGTTCCGAGCGCCGGGGAACGGTCAGCCAGGAACAGCGGAATCCCAAGCAGTTGCCCGGAGACATTCGCCCGCACATCCGGCTGGAAGATGTTCTCGGAGTTTCCGCCCTGAATCGCCATGATCTGAGGCAAACAGGTCTGTGAAGCTACCCAGAGAGGAGATCCACCGAATTTGAGGTAGCTGTACATGGTGGTCACGTCGGCAAAACTGATCTGCGAAGCCGTCGCCCGCGTCTTGTTTTTCTTGCAGTGTGCGTTCAGAATTCCCAGCGGTTCACTGACACCCGACCCGCTCAGGATTTTCGTATCTTCCCAAGCAATAAGGGCCTGCCGAAGCAAGGTTTGAATCAGAGTCGAGCATGCCGACCAGTTGCGAAGCAGCTTGTCGGTAATGGTGATGAAGGCGCCGGTTTCGTGGGGCTGAAGTTTGATCTCCTTGATCTTCGCGTCGGTTTCCGTCAGCGTGTCGCCCTCGGCGATGGAGACAACCGTCACGCCGCCGTACATGTTCTGAGAAGCGCCCTGATCGAGGGCGGGCATGGTGACATCGGTATCCGGCGAATCTCCGGCGGGAATGACTGTACAGCGGGGCCGGAAAATCGCCTCCTGGGGAGTAATGGAAAGCAGCCCGCCGATAAACTGAGGCGGAACGGCAAATCCACCCGACTCACCAATGACCATCTGCTGTGCACGGTTTTCCTGCAGCCGGTGATCGGAAGGGTTGAACCGTACCGAGTGCATGAATTCCCCGAAGTTCTTAAACTCTTTCGCTTCACCTTGACTCTGTGTCACCGGCGGCCGGAGAGGATCGTCAACCCTTCTCCTCATTTCCAGTTCGGCAACTGAAAGCCGTTCCTCGCGCGCGACATCGGCCTTTACCTTGTCCGCGTCTTTCTCGAAACCCTCATACGCGCGGGTTTCCTCATCGGTCAGATCGCGCTTTTCCTCATCCGCTTTCGCAAGGATACCGCGCATCTTCTCAATGATTTCATTGTATTTTGCCCGCAATTTCTCTAATCTGTTCATATTGAAATCCTCCTTAAATCCTTTGGTTTCCGGCGGCCATGTCGAAAATCCTGATCCGCCGTCTTAATAGTTCGCGCCGCCACGGAGCCTTTGGCAGTCCCGAAACGTCGCGCCATTGGTCATGCGAACGAACCGCAATGTCCGTTCCGTCATAAAATGGATATGTAACCGGGGAAACGTCATAGAGCCGGACCTTAACGAGTGTCCGCAAATCAGGTTCTTTGCCTTCGCCCTTAACCCACTCCTCGACGAGCGTTTCAAAGGCGAAGGACATCTGTGTAATATCACCGCGTTCGATTGATACCAGAAGATCACGCGCCTGCTGTGTATCCGGGGGAGTTATTTCGGAAACGAGGCCAACATCATCCTCGGAGAGTTTCAGCGTTCCTGCTTTGTTTCTTCCAAGGACGAAGTTCGGGTCATGGTTGAAGAGGGCCCGCACGTCATCGTTTGGGATTGATTCAGCGAACGCCCCCGGCCTGATCTGCTCCCTGAACCATCCTCCATCCCCGACTTGGTTGAATACTGCGGCATGGCCGACGAGCCGCGCCTCTTTCCCCTCTCTTGAAACACGGAACTCCGGCACATGGATTGTCCTTACCTCCCGTTTCGGATCGTTATTTCGTAGGTTCATTGGTCGCTCCTGTCTTGTCCGGCGGTGTAGCAGGTTTCGTATTTGGGTTTTCATACACTTCGCCGCCGTCATACGGATTCATGTTTTCAAGTGCTCTAACTTCGTTGGCATTCATGATTTTATTTGCGATAGCAATGGCATACGCGGCATACCTCGCCGCCGTGTCACCCCTCAGAAGCCCATCCAGCTTAAATTCCGCAAAGATTCCTTTTTTGCGGTCCTTCTCGGATACGAGATGGACGTTGATTGACTTTTCAATCCGCGTTACCCAGGGGCGGATAGTGTGAACCACGAAGGAAAGGAAAAACTGCTCTGCGCTGGCATATGTCGATGTGTTGTCGGGATGGCCGATAAGGACACACGGAACGCGGAAGATCCGGGCGATTTCCTCAATCTGAAACTGCCTGGATTCAAGAAATTGAGCATCTTCATTTGTGAGGGAGATTTGATGATATTCAGCGTTCTCTTCAAGAATGGCGGTCCCTTGGGAATTTGCACCACCATAATTCTCGTTCCAAGATTGTTTCAAATTCGCCTGAGCTACTTCTTTTAAAGTGCCAGGATACTTAATATACCCGGACGGACGGGCAGAGTTCCGGAAGAATCTCGCCCCGTACTTATCAGCCGACATTGCGATTCCGATAGCCTCTTTCGCCTGTGCTATAGGAGACATGCCAACGATCCCGTCAATAGACATCCCTTTGACATGCCATATCTGATCCGGGGTCATTTTCCTTTCTGTACCGTTGTCATTGTATTTATAAATCAACGATCTCTTTGAATCACGTTCAACGACCACGTTATCCGGCAGAAGCGGAACTAACTCAACGACATTTCCCGACCCTTCCCTAATTTTCTGAGTAAAGAAATTTCCCCGAAGATTCAGATGAGCCATCCCTTGTTCCCAAAATTCAAACGATGTCTGCTCTTGATTCGGGGTATTATGCAGGAGTTCCCAAAGATAATGATCGCGGACCGGATCTTTCCCGCCGTCTTTCCGTGACTTGTAAATAAACAGCGGCAACGAGGCGACGGTTTCAGAGAGGACGCGCACACATGCGTAAACAGCGGAAACAGTCAGAGCCGTCTCAGCTGTGACATTCTCACCGCTTGCCGATGACAGACGTTCGGAAATAACCTTAAGAAATCCTTCGGCCCCGAGTACATTTCGGAGTTGAAGGGCAGCCCATTTCTTGATACGGGACGAAAAAGACATTTTTCTCCCCCTTGCGGAGGAGAATTAATCAAATTGCAGATTATTGCAAAGACAGGACGGCACCAGAAAGACTAAATAGACAAGATTTTAAGAACTGAGCGACCGGATAATGGTTTTTATATTCTCATGAGGTATTCGGATCACCTTTGATGGACCGATACGAACAGCGTTAAGTTTGCCCGTATCGATCCATCCGTAAATCGTCTTGACCGATAGCGAGAAGTATTTTGCAACCTCATCCGGCCTCAGTAAATCCTTGTTCGGAAGATCGCTCATCATGACCTCGTAAAGATAATGTTTTCGGCGTCAATGCCTTCTTTTTTTCGCCTATCCCTGCTATGGGGTGTCATGGAATTAAAACGATTATCCATAGTAAACCCCGCCGTTAATAGAGCCGCGCTTATCCGCTCCTTGGTCTTGCTTGATACCTCGACAAGAATCGATTTCACACGGGGAAGCGTTTCCACCATTCCCTGAATGACCTCTATTTCCTGGCCGTCAATGTCAATCTTGATATTCAGCAGTCCTTTATTGGGAATGCTATCAATACGGGTACAAAAGCATTTTCCTGGCCGGTCGGTTAATTGCGCCCCTGTTTTTCCTGACTCCTCGTGGGGAATATCAAGGTGAAAAAACCCCTGCCTATTCCCAATAGCCCACTGTAGCGGTAGGATATTGAAGCAGTTTAACGCTACATTACGCAACAATGCTATATAGTTTTCGGGATGCGGTTCAAATGCGACGATCTTCATTTCAGGAAAGAGGCTTGCGGCATAGAGGCTGTAAATCCCGACGTTTGCCCCTACATCAAAAAAGGCATCATGCGGATCGAAAGACTTTACCCACTCGATTGTTTCCGGTTCCTTGGTCCACATGGTTTCCGCCCTGTATAGCTCCATAGGCGTTTCGATTCGCATCTTGAATGGTAACACCGGATGCGCCCAGATATCAAAAGGTTCATATTCGTTCATCGTCTCATCCCCTCCAATTCCCAACAGCGGATTGACACATAGACCGGCCCTGTGGCCTCATTGATCGCCCATTCCATCGCGCCCCGTAACTGATCCGGCGTCTCGGGGACAAGGATGGTCATCCCCGGCATGGTTTTCATAAGGGCCACATCTTCGATGCATTCGTGAGACGTTCCCGGCCCGGTGGGGAGCATCCCCGCCATGGCCCCCACGAAAACGATATGCCGTCTTTCAAGGCAGGCGTTATAAATCTGCTCGTTTGCCCGGCGACAGAGGAAGGCGGCGAAGGAATGGACAATAGGGAGAAAGCCCCCTGCAGAAAGCCCCGTTGCCATGCTCACCATATCCTGTTCCGCAATCCCACACTGAATGAAGCGGTCGGGATAGGATGCCCTGAAGACTGTCAGCCCGCAGTCCGGTTCGAGGTCCGCGTCCATGACTACCACGCGCGGGTCCGCGCCCACGCGCGCGATGATATCCGGGTATGCCTTTGCGAGTTCATGAACCGAAAAGGGGCGGGGATAGGGGTGCTTGCAAGTCCCTTTGATGGTGACAGTCGCAGGCAATCGGCTCCATACCTCAGCCACCGCACGATTATATTCCTCTTCCGTCAGCGCCCCCGCGTGATATTTGTTGTTGCCCTCCATGAAGGAAATTCCGGCGCCCTTGATGGTATCAATTTCTGCGAATAAATCCATTGCTTCATCCATTAAATCCCACACTGGCAACGCGGCTTCACATGATAATTTTTCTATGTTTTTATCAACGTACACATGGACACCGGCCTGGGCATTTCGGATGGCCTCCCAATTCTGCCCCTCTTCCAATTCCCCATCCCCGACAAGGACGTGAATCTTCCGTTTCCTTCCGGCAAGTCTATCCGCCGCCGCTAACCCGTTCGCCTTGGAAATTCCCATTCCCAGCGAGCCGGTGTTGAACAGGATCCCCGGAACGTCAATGGTCGGATGTCCCGGAAGCCCCCCTGGTCGCCTGAATGTGTGAATCGAATCAAACGGGATGATACCCTTCGCCTGAAGGATCGCATAAAGCGCCGGGGCGTCGTGACCCTTCGATGAAATGAAAACATCGTCCGGCCCCATGCCGCCGAAGAATAATGGGACCATGATTGTCAGAGAGGACAGCGAGCCGCCGAGGTGTCCGCTTCCGGCCTGCTGGACCATGTACAAAATTTGCAGTCTAAGGGCATCCAGCATGACGGCGTTGTCCGTGATCTTGTCCAGTTCCGCTTTGGGTACATAGTAAAGTTTCATACCTTCCTCCCCATCAGCCATTCGGCAAAAAGTAAATCTTGCGCGTCGTTAATATCGATTCCCTCGTTTCCTTCGGTGAAAAACGGTCTAATCCGTTCCCCGCTCACGTTTCCGAACTTTTTAAGCGTCTCAGTCCATGCAACATGGATGCAACCGTTTTGACAGTAAACATCGCCGAGGGATTGTGTCGGTTTATCAAACCACGGAACCTCCACGTTATTCATTGTCAAGAATGGCGTCATGAATGCTTCTCCGATGATCCACGACTTTAGCGGGTGCGCCTTTGTTTTCTCCACCGCCCTCATGGAATCGCACTCTTCATATTGCACCGGATCAAACTCTATCATCGCCCTCCTGATCGTTTCCGCCGTCCTGAATGGTGATGTTGGCCGGAGAATAACGAACACGTCGAATCCTGGAAAGTTATCGAGGGCGTGTTTCACCCATTGATAATCGTGAGCGGTATCGGTGCAGAGTTCGGGTGGACGCATCAAGATTGTCACTCCGAAAAACGATGACCACTTGCCCCACTCAAAATCATCAGTTGAAATAATGATTTTATCAAAAACGTTGCTAAGGTGCGCCCCCTCAATAGCGTATTGCAGAAGAGGCTTGCCGGCAAGCAGCGCCATATTCTTGCCAACGATTCTCTTGGATCCCCTTCGCGCGGGGATGAGGCCGATGATCTTCATAAGCTTAACCTCAGTGATGGTTGAAATGATCGTTCTATACGATCCTGTTTACATAAATTCTCAGTTGCCCATAACGGTTGTAAGTTTTCCAATGACCAGCATTTCTGAAAATCTATATCGGTAAACTTTTCATAATTAAACGCTGCGATTGGGATTTTGTGATCTATATGCCATTGCTTACCGTAATTATCCCATGTCATGCCTTGTTCAAATTGCTTTCCGAGATGATCCATTAAGTTTTTTAGTGTGAATCCGAGTAAATCTTCCCAATGATATCCGGCCTTATTCCTCCTGATTGATTTCAGGATCGCCGAACTAAAGCGATGATTGATCTTTGCTTTTGGGTCATTACGCCTTTTTGTGACATTATCTCTTGAAATTTTCTTAATAGTCTCTATTCCCTTTTCCGTCTTATAAAATTTTCTTTTCCATTCCCGTTGATATTCCCGATAATGGTCGGCTTGGCCTATCCTTTCTTCTCGTTCGCACTTTTTACAGTCCGCCCGAACTTGTGGTTTGGTTCTGCGTTTATCAATGTATGTTCGGAAGCAATCCAGAGATAGCATTGCTCCGCACCTGGTACATTTTTTTACCATACCGTGTATCCTCCGCCCACGAACAAAGGTGCATCATAGGGGACCTTCGCCATGACGCAAGTCCTGAACTCGTTGACAAAATCCTCTCGTCTTAGCATCCGACCGATGGGGATTTTCGCTTCATATTTCCGCTTGAAATCGTCATATTGCTTCCCCTCAACTCCTGATAGTGCGAGCATATTGAAAACGATCCCCTTTTGTGCATATCTGACCAAGAGGTCTTTGCAGAGTTTCCAGAGGCCCGCCTTGCTTGCGCCATAGGCCCACGCCTTATCAAATGGCGGGGTGTAATTACGAAAATCAGAGGCAACAAATCCGAGCATCGAACCGATAAAGACAATGTTCCCACACCCAACTTCAAGCATGGATGGCAAGAACGCTTCCACGGTGTTTGCGGCACCCAAAAGATTAACCCTCAAAATCCTTTCAGCATCTCCCCAAAATGTCGAAACGCTGCCCGGGGGAACATCTACCCCTGCATTGCACACGATAACGGACGGCACCCCGAGGCTCTTGACGCAATCGTAAGCCGCAGACGCAACCTGATCTGCTATGCTTACATCCGTTTTCGGCAAATCAATCCCCCAAACGTCCGCCCCCATCTCCTTAAGCGCTTCGCACCATATCGGCCCTAACTGCCCGCTCGCGCCCGTAACAACCGCTACCTTCCCCTGTAGGTTCATAAATGTCCACCCTTCCCTTTCTTTAAGTTCCTGATTTCGGATACCTTCGCCATGATGATCAAAACCGCCGCCGTCAGAATTGTCAGCATGGCAAAGATAGCCTTTACCCATTGAATCAGTTCCGTCATTTCACCTCCTGAAATGCCGGATGATTCTCAGGGATAGAGAAATGCGTCTTGACGGTCTGCTTGATCTGGGCCAGCCCCGTTTGACCGAGAGGCACTTCCGTCGTCTCGATTTCAATCTGCCGGATCGTACACCCCGTATCGTTGATGAATTTCGGCAACTGCTCAACGACCAACTTTGTAATATCTTCCGCTTTCTTCGTGATCTGCTCCTGTGTTAAATTCTCAATCATAGTACCCTCCTTTAAGTGGTTTCCGGTAAAAGTGTTCTTTTTGTTTTCTGCCCGATCTCGCACCCGCCGCAAATCTCATGGTTGTGACCCGAGAAATCAAGACATTCCTCGCGTGTGATAAGATCATCATGTTCGGGGCATTTGACCTTATCCACTTCTGGATCTCCGAGCCCCATGTCAATTGCGATCTGGTCATCCATGATATTCATCCGTTCGAGCCCCTTCATGGTCCGCTCGTTTTTCGATGCAATCCCATAGAAGGATGCGATTGAGTTCAGCGTTTTGATCTGAATTTCACATTCCCGCTGACAGGCCGAAATTACTTCCATGTCCGGCCTCTTCACACCCTCTATGGATTTCATCAACCGCTTCATCCTTGCATTGCTCTCCTGAAATAACGTCACGATCTGATTCATGTTCCGCCCTCCATTTCTTTAATTGTTTTAAGGTTCTTTTCATTTCTATCTGTTGCCGCGTTAATTCGATGATCACCGGGGTGATCTCACTCAAAGCACTTCTTCCCTTTATTCTTTTTCTTATATACCAATCTCTCAATTCTTTACAGGCATTCGATTGATATCTCCGTTTACATTCCTTCACATATACGGGATCACTCTTTAATTTTGCATATCTCCACTCTCTCCTCCGTTCCGCGCCTCCGTGAGTATCGTCTTGTTCTTTCTTGCAACGCGAACACCAACTACTCATATATGGTCCATATCGCCGTCCTTTGTGGGTTGCGAAATTAATAGAAAACCTATCTCTAACCATATATTCCTTACATTTTTTGCATAAAAATAGATTCGGGTCTGTTGGATGCTGGCGTTTCATCGGATCATTCCCCCGTCCAATGCAATCCCCGTTGACAGGTCCGCAACCAGCGAATGACCGACTACGTTGTCAACCTCTCCGGGCAACAACCCGCCAGCGGGAGCCTTGAAACAAATATCTTCCTTCGTTAAGACCGATCCGGCGGGCATCGGCCTTTGAAGGTAGATCCCTTTCCCCATTTTGCGCACAAATCCAATCCGTTCCGCGTCCGTAATGTTCTTCTGCCCGGTGCCGAGCATTTTGTCGGTTCGTTTCACGTCTTCAACGGCCTGAGTCATTCCCTTTGGCTCCAAAGAAAAGCTGTGATCCGTTCCCTTCATCGATCGATTCAGTGTGAAATGCGCCTCAAAAATCGAAGCCCCCAAAAGCCGCGCATATTTCAGCGGATCAATGCCCGGATGATGACTCGAAAATCCGATAAGACAATCGGGATATCGGTCCCGTAAGGTCACTAAAGTTAAGAGATTCAGGCATTCGTCCGTGTTTGGATAGAGCGAAACACAGTGCAAAAGCGCATAATTTCGGTTTATTGGGTCAATAGTCGCCACAATCGCGTCAATATCCTCTAAAGTAGCCCCTCCGGTTGAAATTATCATCGGTTTCCCGTATTTTGCTACTTTTCGGATCAGTGGAAGGTTTTTCGCGTCGCAAGAGGCAATTTTATACAGAGGGCAGTCAAAAGCGTGTAAAAACTCAGCATCCTTCTCAGTAAACGGCGTTGCGAACAAAATCACCCCATATTTGTCCGATATGGCCTTAAAACGCCTAAATTCCCGCATTCCGAACCAGTCGAGGGCGTCCCGGTGCTCGCCATAGGTCTTTCCGAAGCTGTTTTCATTCTCGTACGGCCTCATCCTCTCCGTCGCCGTCATCATAGACTTGTCCCGCTTCTGCAACTTGACAGCATCAACCCCGCACTTTGCCGCCGCGATAATCATCTCCTCACACTTGTCCGGGTCGCCCTGATGGTTTGAACCGATTTCCGCGATGAAAAAACAATCCCTTGTTGTCAATGTCCTGCCTTTAATCGTCAATTTTCTCATAAGCCCTCCATTAAATAGTTAAAACACCGCGCGTTTCGTATACGGACGGTCCCACGTCCACTACATTCACGATCCGATTCCATGCGTTGATCAGGGCGACAATCCCATCAATCCGTTCCGTGGCCTTTTCCTTATCTGGGCGGATGTTTTCGTTTGCATCCGCCGTCATAACCAGATTATCAGCGCACCATCTCAAAACAGGATGCCCGCCGTGTAATATCTTCCCGCTCTTAACCTTGACGAGTATATCTTTTGCTGGTTCGCTCATGGACTTGGATCCTTGTCTGACCTCGACCATCTGGATTCCATGAGTATTGAATAGCTTGTTTGACAGCGCCGTCGCCCCCCAGGGATCAAAACCAATTTCTTGTAATGAATAGAGTTTTGCGGCCTCAAGGATGTCTTTCTCTATAAAATCAACATCAACCACATTCCCGGGCGTAGCGGTTAAAAATCCTTGTTTCTGCCAGATTTCATAATGAACCGCGTCCTGTTTCGACCGCTCCATAATTGTGTCCTCCGGGCAGTAAAAGTGCGGGATGACAATGTATTTGTCAATATTGCCTTGCGGGGGGAACAAAAGGACAAAAGCCGTCAAATCGATCTTCGTTGACATATCGAGGCCGCCATAACATTTGAGACCCTTAAGGTATTCCATATCGATCTTCCCGCCGCATTTGTCCCAATCATCCATAGGCATCCACTTTGAAATCTGTCTGATAGGGATATTGAGCCGAAACCGCCGAAAGTTCTGATAATCAACCGGATTCTGCTTTGCCTCACTGAAATCCTGCCGAATCTTGTCCAAAGTGAAGATTTGCCCCAAAGACGGATTAACACGCTTCCAGAGATCTTCGTCATCGTCGCGTTCCTTGTCGGGGTCTGCAAGATACAGGACAGGAAGGAAACGGGGATCTTTGATAATTCCATCACGGACCTGAATCGCTTTGGTTCTTAATCGCCACCATATCGAATTCTTGTCATAAATCCCCGCTGTCGTAATGATCAAGACGACCTGTTGACGGCGGGCGTAGTCGGTTCCGGCTGTCAAGACGGTATAAAGTTCATCGTTCGGGTGCGCGTGGATCTCATCGATGATAACGCAAGAGGGGGAAAGACCGTGTTTCGTATATGATTCAGAGGAAAGAACTTGCATGAAGCTGTTTTTCTTCTGGTAAATGATCCTTTTCCGGGAATCGAGGACTTTCAGCCGCCCGTCAAGCTCTTTTGAGTTCCGGACCATGGCCGCCGCCGCCTGGTATGCTAAACCAGCCTGCTCCCGGTCAGAAGCGGCAAGATAGACCTCCGCCCCGTCTTCCCCGTCGTTTGTGAGCATGTAAAGCCCTAAAGCAGCACAAAGCTCCGTTTTCCCGTTCTTTTTAGGGATTTCACAGTAAGCCGTCCTATATTGTCTATACCCCTCATCGGTCATGGTCCCAAATAGTGGCTTTATCAATTCTTCCCATTGCCAGGGAAGGAGCAGGAAGGGCCGACCGGACCATTCCCCTTTTGAGTAAGTGCAATATTTCTCTATGAATTTCTTGACCCTGGCGGCCTTGTCACTCGAAAAATTCATCCTTCTCCTTCTCTTTTCCGTTACCGAGCCCAAAATCCCCCCGGTTTGAAAGTGGCGTCAGATAAAAAGACTTGCAATATTCAAGGAATTGACGGAATACTTGCGCTTCAAATCCGATAAGGCCGATTCCTTAAATGTTCGCGTCTCGCTATTGTCATTCGCCGACCACTTATCATCGATCTGAAGCAGCGCCCTATTCCCAGGCATGGATATTTTTGATCCACACTCCCTACACTCCTGAGTTATCCCGGCGTTTATCATAGCATTGATGTCCTTTAGCCGGGAGTGAAGGTCACAAAGCTCGGCAAAGGCATCCTCTGATAGTACGTTAAGATGACCCCTTTCTATTACCGTGGGCGCTACCTTATCCCAATAAGCAGATGCGGATTTGTTCAACCCCTCGGGGCGGTCAACCGGCTTCTGTTTTAGCTTAACCGTCTTTGCAACCGGCTTCTTGTTCTTATTGTTTTCATAGTACTTTTTGCATTTATGGGAACAATACTGCTTTTTAGCATTTCCTTTTATTTCCTTCTTACAAACCGGACATTTTCTCATATATCTATCCTTCTATGGGGCGATCTTGGGGCGAATATGGGGCGATTTCTCGCGCGAAGG